CAAACATGCGATGCAGCTGATGCCGTCATTCTTCCTATGCTATGGAATAACTACTCATTCAATGTAGCTCATAGCAATACAACAAACACAGGCACACTTTATTTTGAAACAACTACAAAAGATGTTTTCTATGTTGGTCAAACTGTCGTAATCTCAGGCAACGGATCAAAGCACAACGGCTCTAAGACAATCACAGGCGTTGGTGCATACAGCATCACTTATGCCATCACAGGCAACAACAACACAGCAGCTCCTTACCACCCAGTAAATCCTTTGGGTCAAGTCGCAGCAGATACTTATGTTGATTGGACACTTGATGCAGCAGTTCAAGAAGCTGCACTTTTAATTTCTGTGGACATCTGGCAGTCACGCCAGACCAGTTCTACAGGCGGCGTATCACCGGACTTTACTCCTAGCCCTTACCGCATGGGTAACACTCTCTTGGCTCGCGTTCGTGGCTTATTAGCCCACGCTTTGAGCCCTGACTCGATGGTCGGATAATGCCAGTTGCTCTCACTACTCTTAGAACCACGATTGCGACCGCTTTAGTCGATAACACTAAGTGGCAGACATTTGCATTTCCACCAGCCACAGTTCTTGCTAACTCAGTAATCGTTAGCCCTTCTGATCCATATTTAGAGCCTAATAACAATCAACATAACACGATTGCTCCAACTGCTAATTTTAAGATAATCATCACAGTACCTTTATTTGATAATGAAGGAAACCTTAATGGAATTGAAGATGCCCTTGTGGGTGTGTTCAACAAACTCGCAGCATCCACATTGACCTATAATGTGGGAGCAGTAAGCCAGCCAAGCGTTCTAAACGCAGCATCTGGCGACCTGCTTACATGCGAGATGTCACTATCCGTTCTAACTACCTGGAGCTAAAATGTCCGAATGGGAAAAAGAAAACGAAGCCTTCCTGAAGAAAATCGGGCAGGTTACTTCAGCACCAAAGCCAGCATCTACTAAGAAAGACGAGGAATAATCCTAATGGCTGTATTTCTAAACAATAAGGTCGGCGTTAAGATTAACTCTGTCGATCTCTCAGACCATTTAACAGCAGTAACAATCAACCGTTCATTTGATGAACTCGAAGTAACAGCAATGGGTGATTCTTCACACAAGTTCGTAAAGGGCTTGGAAGCATCAACAGTTACAATCGACTTCCTCAATGACACAGCATCAGCAAATGTTCTTGCAACACTTCAAGCTGCATGGGGAACAACTGTCACAGCAGTATTCCTACAGGAAAAGGGAACAGCAGTATCTGCTACAAACCCTCTCTACACAGTTTCATTGTTAGTCAATAACACAACAGACATCAATGGTGCTGTTGGCGATATTGGTACAATGTCAATCACATTTACTGCCAACTCAACAGTTGCAGTAGCAACAACAGGTTCTTTCTAAAAAACTAAACTAAGGGGCACAGCATGGCAAAGCTAAAAGTAACAAGGGCAGATGGATCAGTTGGGGAATACCCAATTACTCCATTGGTGCAGTACGGTTTTGAGATTTACGCCAAAAAGGGATTCCATAAGGCGTTTATTGAAGACCAGAAGCAGAGCGATATCTTCTGGCTAGCCTGGGAATGTATCCGCCGTTCGGGTGAAACTGTTAAGCCTTTTGGGGAGTCGTTCATCGAAACATTGACTTCGGTTGAGGTATTAGATGACGACCCTTTGGCTTAGGGCGCGACTCGATCACCTATCTGATTGCTAAATTAAGTGTCAGACTCGGGATCGCGCCACAACAATTATTAGAACTAGATGAAGTAATGCTAAAGAACCTAATCAAGGTTCTACAGGATGAAGCGAAGGAGGCAAGAGATGCCAGCAACCGTCAAAGGCGGCGTTGAACTTCGCAAGGCACTTCGCAATTTCGCACCTGAATTAGGTAAAGAAACACAAAAAGAAATCGCTAGCGTTCTTAAGCCTGTTGTAAAAGAAGCTAGAGGATTTGTCACTACCTCGCCCTTAAGCAACTGGGCTAGAGAAGGTGGCAAGTTTCCTGTATTTAACGCTTCAATCGTTAAGCGTGGCATTGGCTACAAGACAACACCATCGAAGCCTAATCGCAGAGGCTTTACAGCATTAGCACAGATTCGTAACCGTTCAGCAGCTGGTGCTATTTATGAAACAGCAGGTCGCCGCGCTCCAGGCACAAAGCCATCGGCTCGTCCTAACTTTGCTCAGGCAATGGGCCCACTTACAGGATCAGGCAAAGAGCGTGGTCGCTTGATTTATAAGGCTTGGGAAAATGACAAAGGCAACGCAACAAAGGCTGTTCTTAAAGCAATAGATAACGCTGGCAAGACTTTCAATCGAATGGTAGGCACTCGCTGATGGCTAATGTAGTAATTGATATTGCAGCCGAATACACCGGCAATAAGGCATTTAAGCAGGCAGAAACAGCAACACAGAAGTTAGAAAAAAGCGTTGCTAAATTAGGCAAGCAACTTGCTGGAGTCTTTGCTGCTTCTAAGTTATACGCATTTGGTAAGGAGTCAGTTAAAGCATTTGCAGCTGATGAGAAGGCTGCACGATCATTAGCCCTAGCCCTAGCCAATACAGGCAACGCCTTTGCTTCTATCGAGGTTGAAAAGTTTATTGGTGACTTACAACGAGCTACAGGCGTTCTAGATGATGAACTCAGACCAGCCTTTAGAACCCTTCTTACAGCTACAGGCGATGTTAAGAAGTCACAAGATGGTTTAGCTTTAGCCCTTGATATTGCGGCAGGTACAGGCAAAGATTTAGGTGCTGTATCTATGGCACTTGCAAAGGCTTATGGTGGGCAGACAACAGCCCTTAGCCGTCTAGGTGCAGGTTTATCTAAAGCCACTCTCGCATCTGGTGACTTAGATTTAATTACTAGCGAACTAACAAAGAAGTTTTCAGGTCAGGCATTAGCAGCTGCCGAAGGCTACTCAGGAGCAATCGCTAAACTCACAGTTGCATCTAATAACGCCAAAGAGATTATCGGCAAAGACCTTCTAGATGCCATGCAGATGGTTGCAGGAGAAGAAGGCATTGGCGGAGCAACAACGGCAATGGAAAGTTTTGCCACTCAAATTGGTAATGCAATTTATGGCATCGGTGTTCTTACAAAAGCAATTAAATCTATACCTGGTGCAGGATTCATTGGTGATGTTTTAGCTGCTGGTACTCAGATTTCAGGAATTGGACTTCTTTCAAGATTAGGTGCATCAAGTAAAGCTCGTTCAGCAGGCACACCACAGCAATCGCCTGGAGAACGCATGGCTATTGATCGAGCCAATAAAGATGCGCTGAGACTGCAAAAAAGCAATAACACATTAAAGAAGATTGACAATGATGCAACTGCTCGAAAGATTGTCCTATCAGCAGACCAATTAGCGCTTCAGGAACTAGAAAAGAAGTTCGATGTAGAGCGCATTGGATTATATGCAGCTCTCAATCAATCAACTGATGGCGAAACAAAGATGCGCCTTCTATCGCTCATCGCTATTCATGATCAGAATACTGCTATGGCTGCAATGATAAAGAAGGCTAACGAGGCAGAGAACGCCTTTGCGGCATTCATTGAAGCCCTTCGATCAACTATCAGAGCCATGCTGGACAGTATTGCCCCACAGGCTAAGCAACTTCAAAACATGACAATGGGCCCAAACACTCCTATCGAAGTTCAAAGAGAAGTTATCCGCGACAGATTAAATCTTGCTATGCCAGACATATCAGCATTGCAAAGCCGACTTGGACAATTCAGCAGTAGCTCATCAAGTGGTGCGCCGTCAGTTGTTGTAAATGTTTCAGGCTCAGTCACCACAGAGCGCGATCTAGTCAATGCCATCACTCAGGGCATTTACAATAATCAGGCTTCCGGAATCCCAATCTCCTATACGACTGCGTACAGATAATGGCGTTACCAGCAACCCTTTCAGTCAAGATAAATCTATCGGGTGGAGCTTCATTCGGTAACCCGTTTATCTTGGGTACTTCACAACTGGGCTTTGCTGAACTAGCTTCTGCCATTCCTGTCATTGTCGATGTTTCTGCTCAGACCACAAACATCTCAACTCGCAGAGGTCGCAACCTTTTGCAGGATAATTACGAGTCAGGTCAGGCAACTATCAGAGTCGTTGATCCAAACGGTGACTTCAACCCACAGAACACTTCTAGCCCCTATTACGGGCTATTACAGCCACTTAGGAAGATACAGGCATCTGCTATCTATGGCGGAGTTACTTATGGCTTATTTGGCGGTTATATCACCGAATATCGCTATACCTATCCGACTGGGCAGGAAACGGGTTACGTTACCTTTGTCGTCTACGATGCATTCCGCTTGATGTATAACTCTAATGTCACAACCGTTACAGGTGGCACAGCAGGGCAGACAACTGCACAGCGCGTTCAATCTATCCTTAGCATGATTGCCTGGCCTGCAGCCTTTACTAGCATTGGCACAGGTGCTACAACTTGCGTGGCAGACCCTGGCACAACTCGCACAGTCCTAGAAGCAATCCAGACTGCTGAGTTCACAGAGCAGGGCGCGTTCTACATTGATGAGAATGGCGTAGCAACCTTCAAGGGTCGCCAATATGTCTATGATGCACAGGCTGCATCTCCAACAGTATTTAATCAAACTGGCACAGGCATTAACTATGCAGGAATTACCTTTGCACTCGATGACAAGACAATCGTGAACAAGGCAACTGTGACCCGAATCGGTGGCACAGCACAGACTTACTCAGATGCCGCATCTATCGCACAATACTTGTAAGTTATCCATGTCATGAGTGCCACCGTTCTTACGGCTAATGATGTGATCTACTTGCAAGTTCTCATCATTGCCACAGTATCTGCATTGCCTACCATCACGAGCGAACACACGCTCTTTGTGGTTGCGATACTTACGGCTATTTAGTTTATCTAATGCCATCCTTTACGCTTCCAATGATCTAAGGCTTTGCATGTATTGGGTTGCATACCCTCTATTGTACGCACATAGCCATACCTATGTCCTATATAACGTAAGCCCCAATCAATCTGTTGTAATGGATTAGCAGTTCTTAGGAACTCACTCTTACCTTGTGGTATTCCATAGACTCTCTTAGTACCATTTAAGTTACCTACTGCTTTCCACTTCCATGCTGATTCTTTTCCATATAGAACAGCTATACATTTGTAGTTCTTAGTAGTTAATTGTCCTTTAGCGTATTGCTTAGATGTAATGCGTTTTGTTGAGTCGTTTGTCGCACTTGCAGCTGATACGAAGGAGAAGCATAGAGATGCCCCTAACACGATTGCTACCGAGCGAACTATCCGCGAAGCGGTTCGCTCTGAGCACCTGATGTGCTCTAGCTCTCTGAGTGTACTGGTCATGTCAAATCCATTTCTATAAGTGCTGGTCAGGACGGCGTGTCTGTTTTTAAGATTCTCTCCTCTGCAATCTTCATGTAATCCTCATCCATTTCAATACCAATAAAGTTACGGTTTAAGAGCTTGCAAGCAACGCCTGTAGTGCCTGAACCCATGAATGGGTCTACGATTGTGTAATCCTCTGGCAATATGCCTACGATTCTTTTCATTACCTCTAATGGCATTTGGCATGGGTGAGCTGTCTTTTCTTTAGATACATTCTTAACCTGCTCAATATGCCACCAGTCATAGAGCCTTGCTGATTTACCTTCAGCCATGCTTTTAATGACTCGCTTATCTGTCAGATTCTTATACGGCTGCCCATATTGCCTGAAGTTAGGCTTAATTCTGAAGAAGGCTATTTGTCTGTGCTGTCTGGGAAGATTAGAGTTTTGCACCCAGCTCACAATCTTTTCTGGTGCTTCATTCAGCTTTAAAGCTAACTTAAATACTTCCTCTGGATAATGAATTACAACAAATGGATTGTTTTGGAATAGACCCTCAAGCATCTCGTAATAGTCATCAGAAGCCATTTTGTCTTTATAGGTGTTGTAGCGATAGCCAATGTTAAATGGTGGGTCTGTAACAATTACCAGCTTCTCAACCCTAGCTTTAATCTTCGGAAGCTCCTCAACACAGTTGCCTAGTATCAGTTTACTTGTCATTTGTATAGAAGCCCTTTCCCTTAAACACTATGCCAGGTACTGAGTAGATGCGATTAGCTTGTGCACCACAATCTGTGCATCTCACTAAGTCATGATCCATAGATAGTTCTAACTCCATCTGTGTATTACAGATAGGGCAACGATATTCATACATCGGCATTAGGCTCTTCTTTCTTGCAGGTGTTGCATCGCCACCATTTGATTTTCCAGTCCCCACACTTATCACATCTTTCTGTTGCAGCATCCCAGTCAATATTGGGCGGAAGATTGTCATATTCAGCTTTCCTGAGTAACTCCACCAAAGCAGATAACGGTAAAAGTGCCGCATATTCAGACACATTTGCCCCTTGTCCGTTGCAACGAAGAACAACTACCCCAAGATTCCCACTCTTAGTTGTTCTCGCTCTGCTTTGGCGAAGCCACGCAAGCGGTGCGAATTTGGCAACTGCCTTCACCTCAAAATCAACTCCTGAGATGTTTAGGATGTCACCAGACGGATCAGCACCTCGACCTACCGTAGCGTATGGCCACCACTCCCTCAAGTAGTCTGCAACCAAACGCTCAGTAGCCAAACCTCTATTCCTGCGGTGATTGGTCATCAATCTCTTTCGATGTCTTGATGTTGATTTGACTTACAGCGTGACACCTTAAACAGGTAACAAATACCTGGTCATTAGCCTCTGGAGTAATAGCCACAGGTTCATTGCAAAGATCGCAATAGATAACAATATCCTGCGGTTCTTCGAGCTCTCCGCCCATGATGGTTGCTGTGCCATCCTCAAAGATTACCATTTCGCCCATTTATAACTCCAACCTATCTTCGCACTTCTCACATAGTGCAACGAATAAACCATCTTTACGCTTGTACTCATTGAGCATTGTTTCCT